GGACGCTTTCTTGATTTAGACGAGTTTGACGTTGTAGTTAAAAAGCAGGTCTTTGAAGGAGCAATTCCTATTCTGTCTCGGATTATCGCTTTTTGCGCTACTAACTTTGAGCAGGTTAGGATTTGGGCGGTTAGGGGCAATCACGGCAATATGGGTAAGTTTGCCGCTACCACGACTAACTTTGATGACGTTGTTTACGAATTTTTGAGGAGCGAGTTTCGCAACCAGAAAAACGTGGAATTTCATTTGACTGATAACTTCTATCAGGTAGCCAAAGTTATGAATACCCGCTTTCTATTGGTTCACGGAGATAATATCCGTATGTGGATGAATATTCCATCTTACGGCATTACCCAGCGGCTTATGAGGTGGCAGGGGAGCATTCAGAATTTTGATGTAATGGTTCTTGGGCATTTCCATAATTTTGTTCACCAAGATTGGAATGACAAGGAGTTTATTGTTAACGGCACTTGGGTTACCGATGACGATTATGTTCGCAAGACCGTCGGGCTTAAGGGCTCTTGTGTGCAGGTTCTTTTGTCGGTTCATCCTCGGCAGGGAATTACTTTTACAAGGAGAATTCGCTTAGCCAATGGAGGTGAAAAATGACGCTCCTTCTATTGCTTGCGGCGACGTGTGTATTTCTTCATCCTCCCAATGTTGAAAATGCTAAAAAGTTTGTTTTTAGGATAGATAGTACGGACGGAGGGTATTACGCCAAGATTGTTGTGAAATATCAGAACCGAAAAGACTGGACTTGGTCTATTTCTCAAAAATTTGAAACCCCTAAAGAGGCAGTAGAGTTTTTTGAGAAGTGGAAGGTTCACGTTTTAAATGTAATCCACTATGGAGGTGAGAAATGACGGCGAGACTGGCTTTGGTTATTTGGGAAGATGCCGTTTTGGTTCAAGGTCTTCCTTTAGCTGAGCTGAATAAGGAGACCAATTATCTTTGTGAGTCTAAATCCGTTGGCTATGTGTTAAGGCGTGGAGATTCGATAGTTGTTATTCAAACCATTCAAGACGTTAATGATAAGGCAACCGCTGATATATTGTTTGTTCCTAAGAAATGGGTAAAGAAAATTATCTATTTAGAGGAGGCGAAAAATGGCAGAGAAGGAAAAGCTAACGAGAAGGCTTGATACGTTTCACGACTCTCAAAAATGTCGGGGCAGGGTGCAAATAGTATTTGTTTACCTTGCCGAAGGTTTTGAGTTTTGGGTTGAAGGGGTTTGTATGAAGTGTGGAGCTTTTGTTCGCTCTATAACCCCTTTAGAGCAGTTAATTTCTATGACCCCTAATCCGGCTAATCGTCCTTTTTTCAAACCGCCGCTAGAGAGACAACAAAATCTTTCTAAAGAAGATAAAGATTTTTTGAAAGATTTGGGAATTAACAATGATGAGTAGTTTCCGTGTTCCTCCTTGAGTTCTTCCCGGCTCTCTCTAAAAGAACCGGGCTAATTAAGGAGATTAAATTAAAACAGTGAAAGAAGAAATAGAATTAGAAAAAGATTTTTGGAGAGGAGTAAGATTTGTTTTATTTTTTCCTGTGTATTTAATTGTGGCTATTTTTATTAAAATTGGTCGCTGGGGAAATTCAAGATAAAGATCTATGAAATCCGAAGCCAAGAATTGGATAAATAAAATTCATCAAGGCGATGCTTTAGAAATACTTCAACGGATGCCAGATGATTTTGTGGATACAATCATCACAAGTCCGCCCTACTGGGGATTAAGAGATTATGGAGTTGATGGGCAAATCGGTTTAGAGCCGACTTTAGAAGAATATCTCGAAAAACTTTTGAAAATAACTGCTGAATTGAAAAGGGTTTTGAAGCCAAGCGGGATTATGTTTTGGAACCATGGGGATTGTTATGGAGGGAGTGCTTACGGGAAAAATGATTACAGAGAAAATAAATCATTACAAAAAGATATCTATGAGAAACCCAGCCCACAATTAAAACTAACTCCCAAATGTCTTGCTCTTCAAAACTGGCGGTTAATTTTACGAATGATAGATGAACAGGGGTGGATATTGCGGAACACAATGATTTGGCATAAGCCCAACCATATGCCCTCTTCCGTTAAAGACAGATTTACCAATGCCTACGAGCCAGTTTTTATGCTGGTAAAAAATAAAAAATACTATTTTGATTTAGATGCGGTGAGAATTCCTTCCCGAGAGCCTAATTATGTAAGACCGCGAATGGGACAGGGAAATCAAACTATTTATAATCAAGCAAGGAGAAATATCGCTTTTAACTACCGTGTTCGGGATGCCGAAAAGAAATCAAAACAATGTCCGCAATTTAAATTATCAGAAACCGAACAAATTGCCTTAAAATATGGTTATGACCCAGAAGGTATTTGTCCTGTTTGTGGTAGAAGTTGGAAAAGACATGCCAGTCCTAATAGCGGAGACAGAAAAGCGGGTTTAAGAAGAGAGTTTATTCCCTGTGTTACAAAAGAAGAAATTGAAAGATATAGACAAACCCATTATCCCCAAGACCAAGCAGAAAGTTTTGGAAGCTCAAGAGCAGGGTATTGGAGAGAAAAAGAAAAACCATCTCAGTCTTATCAGGAAGAGGTGTTTCATTATTTAGGTAAAAATCCTGGAGACCTTTGGACTATTTCCACCCAACCAGCCCCGCCAGAAGTTAGGGGGAAATTTTTTGCTATGTTCCCCGAGAAACTTGTAGAGCCAATGATACTTGTGGGATGTCCAAAAGACGGAATAGTTTTAGACCCTTTTATGGGAAGTGGAACAACTGCTGTTGTCGCTAAAAGATTAGGTAGGAATTATATTGGAATAGAACTGAATTTTGAGTGTTGTAAAATTGCTGAAGCAAGATTAAAAGCCATAAACAAACCTTTAATATGAAAATAAGAAGAGCCACAAAAAAAGATTGGACTGAAATAAGAGGATTAATTGCTCTTTATCCTAATCAGCTAATGCAAGAAGATATCCCCCAGCCAGAGAAGTTTTTTGTAGCCGAAGAAGATGGAAAAATAGTTGGCTGTTGCGCTTTAGATATTTATTCACAAAGAATAGCTGAAGTTAGAAGCTTGGCGGTATTAAAAAAGTTTTGGGGACAGGGAATTGGAAAAAAATTAGTAAATGCCTGTCTCAAAAAAGCTCAAGCAAAGAAAATACATGAGGTTTTTGCTATAACAAGCAGGGCTAGTTTCTTTGAAAGACTTGGATTTGCCACTTTTCAACAAGAGAAAACAGCCTTGTTTAAGAAATTAAGATGAACCTGGCTCAATTTTTTCAAAAATATAATAAAAAATACCTAGACTACGATGGCTCGGAGGGTTTTCAGTGTGTAGATGTTATCAAGGCATACTTCCAAGAAGTTCTGGATATGCCGCCGTTTAAGGGCAATGCCACTGACTACTGGACGGATATTCCGGGTTTTAAGCGTGTAAAAAATAGCTGGTTTGCCATTCCTAGTCCCGGCGATATAGTGGTGTGGAATACCAAAGTTAATCCCTATGGACACGTAGCTATTTGCAACTGGTCAAGGGTGTTTGACTTTGGAGTTTTTGAGCAAAATTATCCAGTTGGCTCTCCTTGCCATTTTCAAGACCATAACTATAAAAACGTTATAGGCTGGCTAAAGCCTCCGTTTGAACCCAAAACCCCTCTTAAAATTGCGTTTATTGGCGAAAATTTGCCCCTAGGAGAAGACTTTGTAGCGAATGTAAGGAAATACTCAAGTGGCAAAATTACGTGTGTTATAAACGCAAAATCGGTGGGACTACAAAAATATAACGGGGTTATAACCCAAGATGATGCCTATGCCATAGTTGACGAATTAAACCCTAAAGAGAATTTTGTTTTTATCTTTTATCCGCCAGCTCCTTCTAGTGTGTTTTACGCTAGTTATTACTTTCCAAAAAGAAATTGCTGTATAACCACTTGTCCCGGAACTGATGCCAGGTTGTTGACATACGAGTTTGCCCATCAGTTGCAGTTTTGGTATAATGCTAATAGGGGAACCAGAAGCCCTGTTCAGGTTGTGGATTTCTGGCCTCCTACCGACGAACTAATCAAAAGCAAGATTGATTCAGTTAGTTGGTTTTATCAACCGTCGCCATAGGGCGTAAAATGCGCATTCCTCAACAACTCGCTCATTTGCGGATTGGTCGGTGGGATGCGATGCGGTTATATAATATGGCAATACTAAAATCTGCAAGTAAGTTGGTTTTACTGCTGGTGGCCTCGGCGATGATAGTTGGTTTGTTTGTTGGAAAAATTAGCGAGGAAACATTTAAGACGGCAATGTTGATGGTCTTCACCTTTTATTTCGCTAACAAGGGTGATTCGTCAAAGCCATACGCAGGAAAGTAACCTATTAAGACTCTTTGGCTGATTTTACTTCTAATCGCCCTCTGGTTGCTCGCCATTCTAGCATTCGCAAAAAGGGTTTCAGGAGAGGATTTAAGAGTAAAAGCGATACCTACCTATTCTGACCACTTTATCGTTGCATATAACTCAATTTTGAGCCCCGCAGAGGCATTTAAAGAGGAGATTAAGAGCGTAATAATTACCAAGGCGGTTAGAAATAATATAGACCCGGGGCTTTTTCTACGCATAGCGATGTGTGAATCTGGATTAAATCCTCAAGCTAAAAACCCTATTTCCTCAGCAAGTGGAATTTTTCAATTCTTACAAAGCACTTGGTCGAGCTGGGGAAAAGGGGATGTTTTTGATGTTAACAATAACGTAGATGCTGCCATCAGATTGTTCTTGGCACGAGGCACTGCCCCGTGGAATCCAAGTAAATCTTGCTGGCAAAAATAGCAATGGAATACAAACTTCAAGAAGAAGAGGTTGTTCCCGAAGGGGAAGGAAGGGTAGAAGAAACTCTAGTAGAAGAACCATTGGCAGAGCCCCAAGATGAGACTCCCCAAGAAGAGGAAGAAAAAGGCTGGTACGGTAACCACTAGTCTCCAAATAAAAGACCGTGGGTCTAGCTTCTTGATTTTCCTCCTTAAATCAGATGCTAGCCCACGGTCTTTTTAAGCTCTCAAACTTATTTTTTCTTCTTTCCGGGTATTTTACACCCCCTTCTATTATATAAACTATCTCTTCTTTCTTTTCTTATGCGTCCCCTTAATTTTCCCCGCATTCTGTGATGCATAGAATACCTGGGTTCCTTTTTTATACCCATAGTATTCTCTCATTTTTTGAAGTATTTTCTTGCCCTTCTTAGTTAGCGGCATTGCTGTATGGAGGATTTAGTCTAATAACGGCTCCAGCTCTGGAGTCACTTTTTCCTTAATGCCTTCTATGACCTTTTTAGAAAGCATAAACGGTGATTTTCTTTCGCCCGGCGGAGGATTTACCAACACTTTTTCATTTAATCCCATTTCTTCGTCAATCTTTTTTTGTTCAGCAGCCATATGAAGAGCCATCTTTGATGCCTCAATATTAAGCTTGGCCTGAGCTTCAAACGATGGAGCGGTGCTTGAGTAACCTATATCTAGCTGAACCTCTGAACCACAACGGGGACACCTCATTTTATCTACCCCTATTTTGGTGTTATTCTCTTCTTCTGATTCTATGCTAAACTTATGAAAATTTTTAATACAGACTAGGTGATGAAAATATACTTTTTTTGCCATTATAGTTTCAAAATCTTTTCAATGGTTGTTGAATCGATTTTGGAATTGATTTTACCCATAAGAACCTGAATAATGCGTGGAAGTTCACTAGTAGTAACATTGTGCGACGTTAAAATCTTTACTATTTCATCGGCTATTTTCTCAAATCTTTCTCTTTCGGCTTTTGCTACCGCTTCTGCTCTTTCCATAGCTTCCTTCTGGCGAATTTGGTCAGGGTCAAGCAATCCTTCCTTTGGAATGGTAAAAACCTTTTTTAATCCATTCATAGATATTTGCTTAAAAGAAGAAGGATAAGACTGATAAGGTTGGTAATTAAAAGCCCCGTTACCCAATCAACCTTCTTTTCAATACTCGGAAGATGGTTTTCCATAATTTCTTCTATTTTAACTTCCAGAGTTGCCAATCTGTTTTCTATGGTTACTCTATCTTGTATTGTCTTCACTATACTTGCGGAGGTTTCCTTTTGATAAGGCGAACACACCTTTCTGTGAAATAACCAATAATAAAAATTACGACCACTAGGTAATATCCCCATGTTTCTATTTCTAATATACCCATAATAATAGCAACAATCAAGAGGATAACTAGAATAGTTTCAGGCGTAAAGTAATTCAAAACCCTTAAAGTATCTTCTTTAATTTTAGAAAAAAAACCTATCTTTGGTCTAGTGGTATAGGAAATCGGCATATTAAACCTCCATAAGCTGGAGCGAAACCAAAAATTCATCTACCCTTGATTCTGCTCCTAGCGGAGTTAATTCTTCATAATTTATGATAATTACCTTATAGCTGTTAGAAACCTCAGTTTTGTCAGCGTGGGAAGTAGCTACCGTTCCTTCGTATCCCCTACCGCTTGTGCTACCGTCTGTCGCAATAAAAGCGGTAGCCGTCTTGCTATAATATCTTATCTTTTCATTCTCTATTCTTATTATCCCCTGTTCTGGAAACTTGCTTGTATCATCAACAGTAATGGTAGTAGAAGAAGCATTTAAAACTCCGTTTAATTGAGTTTGGGCATAATCAACATCTTGAAACTCAACAATCTTTTTATCCTTCCAGTATGTTTTTAAAATATTTCTTAATTCTTCTCCTCTTTTTGGCTCTTTGGTTTTTCCGTCAAGTAAAAGTAAATTATCATAGCATTGAACAGTTAGGTCCCATCTGTGTTTATATTCAGGAAGAGGATAATAGGCAATAGAAATATCTTGAAGGGTAGGGGTGTCAGAACCTCCACCCTCTAGTTTTACCCGTAGCCATAGTTTTTTCTGAATAAAGTTTTCTGGAAAGTAAAAAGTTTTAGTAGTGATATTTCCACCATCATTTGTATAACTAACATTTCCCAGCTCCGTCCAGCTTGCTAGGTCATCAACCGAATATTCAATGGCTATTTTTTGACCCGTAACTAATTTTTTAAAGACTATTGTACAAGAATAAAACAACTTATTTATAGTAGAAATAGTGTCAATTCTGTTAAAAATTAGATAGTTTTTATTTGCGGTTCCTTTATAGTTAGTTCCATATAAATTTAATTTGTAAAGTTTTTTGGCATTAACACTATCGGTATGATAAATATTTCCACTTGAATCGGTAAATAGCATTTTTAACCTTGAAGAATTATCATCAGAAGCATCCTTCCAGCCGTTATAAAAAACATTTCCATCATAAACTAAATTGCCCCAAAACAATTTACCATCAGATTCAACACAACCATAATCAAGAGACGGGCGGGCTCCTTCTGATAAAATCAAATAAAGTTCGTTGGTCTTATATTCATCACGCCTAAATATTCTTTTTATTGTAGAACCGTTGTATTCCCATATTTCTTCTTTAGGAATAGTAATTACGAGCTTTCCGTTAAAAACCTTAAGCAATTTACCACCTAGACCATAGGGCGCCGTATTAATTCCATTAAACTTGTAAACAAAAGCATCCGATGTTGGACTACTAACTCCGTCATATACCCTCAATTCCCCAGTGTCTAATAGATAGTAAAGTTTTTCACCATAAACAGTACAGTCAACCACAGAAGCAAGCTGTCCAATTCTTTCAAAAACCTTTGTCCAATCACTTACTGATGATGGATTTGTTACTGTTGTTTTTAATAAAGCGTATTGTTTATTAAGCGAATTATCAACAAAAACATACATCGCTCCAGCATATTCGGTATGACAACGAGAGCTTATGGGGTCATATGTCAAAAGTGGAAAAAATACAGAGCTTTGTCCCAGCCACGTTGTTCCATCATATGTAGCAACAGCAAATCCCGGACCCTCGCTTCCAACACAAGAAACCCAAAGAACATTATTCCTAGCCGACATTTGAGAAATAACATTTTCCATGGTTGGCATGCTACCAGAAGATATATCTGTCCAGCTGTTACTTATAAAGGCATATACTATAGGCTTACCGCTAGCTGCCTCGTCGGTTCCAACATACTTTGTAGTGTTACCACCAACGGTAAACTCTCCTCCGCAATAAAGGTTTTCAGTAAAGGTATTAACAAGTTGAGGAGCCCGTGTAAGTTTTATTGCTCCATATTCAGACCAAGCATCTATATTGGTTGAAAGATAGTATTTAGCATCATCTTTCCACGAAGGTTCATCCTTAAACCCATTAGACCAGTCTGTTTGAGCCCAATACCACCAGAAGGTAAAATCGGTATAGTTTCTATCCCCAGAAGCAAAACGATTACCAAAAACGGGAGCTTGAACCATTGTTCTAGCCGGTCTATAAAAAACACCCCTCTTATCTCTGCTTGATAATAAAAACCCCTGTGTTCCTAGTGCTATATTGTATAAACTTTTCTTTACGTCTGCCATTAGAGAATTACCCCCTCTTGTATCGTTTGGATAACTTGAGGAGGAAGTTTTGGAGCTAATTTATTTGCAATTTGGTCTGCTTTCTTATAATAGTATTCTGCAACATTAAGAACCGTTGGTCCCGGAACAAAGCCAGGAACTGATACTACTGCTCCAGTTTCGTGTATTTTTTCGCTTACCATTCGCTCATAATATCTGGCATAACAATAATACTTATAAGGCAATAACCACTTTTCTGGAACATCTATATTTGAGCTGGGAGTTGTTCCCTTAGTAAAGCTTTTAAGATATCTAAATTTTAACGGCAAAGAAGAAACGTCAAATGGTGGATTAACAAACAAAACATTCCGTTCAGGAAAGAACTTCCAATTGGTTGTTCCCTGAACCTCTGTCCACTGGGAGCTACCCGAAGATGGCTTAACCCAAACATTAACAATATGGATAATGTTGCTCGAGATTGAGCTTAAATCGTATTCATATTGGTCTTTGGTTGTAGTAATAGTTGAGTCATCAAGGGCTTCTGTCCAGAATTTCCACTTGAAATGGTCAATAGCATCATTAAAGATTTCAATATAATCAGAGTCTCTTAATACATAATATCTATAGGTTATTTCCACATTATCTGAACCCGAAGCAGGGGCAGATGTAAACTCCAAAATACCAGTATCCTTGTCAAGAGTATAATCGGTTACCTCTGTTTTTGTTACCCCATCAACCTTAACAGTATAACTAGCATCTTTGATTGGACGATGAGATAACTCAAAAATAGCGGTAGAACCATCTCCATCCCATCTATCTCTACCAAGTTTATTGAAATCTTTTAATTCGCTCCTAATTTTCGCAATAAATAAGCTATAGGTCATAATGATTTAGCAGAGGGATAATTAACTGCTTTTGGCTTTTGATATCTAGCTTCTTTAGCAGAGGGATAATTAACTGCTTTTGGCTTTTGATATCTAGCTTCTTTAGCAGAGGGATAATTAACTGCTTTTGGCTTATAAAAACCAGATTTAACCCGCCAGGGTTTCTTCTTGTTAATAGTATCACTAAATTTAAGATTGTTCCAGCTTATATTGTTCATCTATAACATTATACCACCGTTCTTTTAACACTCCAACTTGTCATATAGTGATAATATGCCTTTTGGTATCATAATTATCGAACAAGAAGTTCTGCATAAAACTCTTTAAGCTCATCTTGATTTACCTGATTAGCTCTTGTTTGCCCTACAAAAATTGGGTCAAAGGCAGAACCACAATCTATACAGGTTATATTCTTATTTTGTTTAAGAAGTTCGGCAATCCATATTTTACTGGCAAAACCGGAGGAAAACAAGTAAATGGCATTCTCTTCAGCTTTAAGATTTATTGGATTTTCATAAGCATTCTTTTCTGGAATTTCTACAAAACTATCTATGTTTAGCATTTTAACAACTCCCTCTAATTTTCTTGGTCCAACAAAAATCTTTTTTCGCTTGCTGTTTTTAATTGCTTTCCAGAAATTGTAGTGATATGGTGAAAGTTCTCCAACTCGGTTTAACAGTAAATCGTGATTAGCGGTACACTCAATTCCTAACTCTTTTTCAAGTCTTTCTCTTTCTTTTTCCATACCCAGTTTCCATTTGGTAATTTGAACCCCAGATTGTTTCCCGAGAAACCTATAAGCCTCTTTTAGTCTTTCCCCGAGTTCTTTGTTATACCTACTCCCGTCGCAGTTTTCTCCTTCCACGCCCAGCATTGCTAACATTTCTCCATCGCCCATCTTAACAAAACTAAAATTTTCACCATTTTCAATTTTCTTTTGTAATTGCATTAAGGGATTAGTTAGGTCAAGCCACCAGATGCTTTCGTATAATTCTATTTTACCCAACTTTTCATCAACAGCTTGAGCTACCGATGGCCAGTTATAATCGTGTCCAGATATTATCTTGGTTGCTTTTGGAAGCCACGCTTCAATATCCGCCTTAACTTCGTGATATTGATGCCCGGCATCTATAAATACCATATCCACAGAATTGTCTTCAAAATCTTTTGCCGCATCTAGGCTATATTTTCTAACAACCCTTAAATTTTTAAAGTGGCCAACATTTCTTATAAAGTCAGGATAAACGTCTCTATTGCCCGTATCCATTGGGTCGGCAGAACCTAGAAAATGGTCAACGGAATAAACAATTCCCCTGCACCCAGATAACAAAGCGTGAGTTGACCGACCCATCCAGCTTCCAACCTCTACAACGCTTGATACTGCTTTTGCGTGATTATAGAGCCAATCAAGTTCTCCCCAAGACATCCATCCCTCTATTTTATTATCCGCAGGATTATAATATTCCAGAGCAACACTAGGGGTTTGTTCTAGTTCTGCCAATTTCTTTTTTAGTAGAGCCCTATCCTCATCTACTTTGCTCCACCCGAGTTTATATATATCGTCCATTGTAGCACCCTTTGAGAAATGATAATGGTTTACCCTTGCATCCTCGCATCGCTTTGCGGCATTTAATCTTTTACATTTAGCCCATAGAAGATTGTCTACACCTACATGATGAAATTCGGTATCAAAAATTTCACCACCGATATCTGGTAGTGCCGACTTTTTGAACATAAAATGCTCACAAATATTTCCTTCGTCTGGCAAAACTTCTCCAGTATTAAATGCTACTAAAATCAGGTTGGGATACTTTTGAAATTCTCGCCAAGCTAAAATTACACTGTCGGGGGTAAATTCTATATCGTTAGCAGCATAGATTATATATTCTCCCGTAGAACGCTCCACCCCCTCTTTTACACGTTTTGGAACTCCTAAACGAGGATTGTCCTCAATCACAATAGTTTCAATAAGTTCTTGTGGATAATTAAGGTTCTGAATTGATTTTAGGCAACGGTCAAGACCCTCCTCTCTACCGAGGGTAGGAATTATAATAGAAATTTTAGGTAGACGGAAGTAAAATCTTAAATCCCTTAAGTATGTTGGATTAAGTGGATGATATTCGAGAGCCTTTAAAAGATGAGCCTGGGCAGAAGAAACATCTCCCAACCAGCCCCTTGCCCAATATAAATGTTCGTGTGGTTCAAAAGTATAATGAGCCAAATCGTTGGCATAAAATCCATTCCAGGGAATCTCCATTGCCGCCGCCGCATAAGCAGCTGTTGCATACGGATTATTATTGTAGTGATAAAATCTTGCCAGCTTAATTAAGGCTTCTCTGCGAGTGCTATCTGTATAAAACGCACGATTATACCACTCAACCTGCTTTTCTGGCTCATTTAACATTCCATAGCAATCACCCATAAAAATCATTGATTGAGCTCTTTCGGCAGGCCATCTATTCATTGCTATGTGCCTTTCAAACTCTTTTATTGCCGACTTCGGTCTGCCTCGCCAGTAAAGTTCACGAGCACAATAATGACTATTGCGGTCATTATCTGGATTTAGATAACAATCAAGAGCAAGCCCCAGTGGATAGTGGTCTCTATTTTGTGAGGGATTTTGGTGATGAACTAACTTGAAAATATTTTCTGGCAAAAATTCTCTCTTGATATTTCCGTCTATTGGAGACAAAACTTCGTGAATAAGATTTACCCACTTTAGCTTTCTTCGGTCATACATCTTGCTTTGTATAAACTTAATTGCCTCCCTACCATAACTGTCATAAGAAAATACAAAGTGATATTCAAACTGTTCAACCCCCTCTCTAATCTTTTGGTTAATGGCATCTATATCAAGTTTTTCAAATTTCTCATCGCAGTCAGCAAAAGAAACTATATTGTTTGAAGCAAGAGAGGCCACCTCGTTTCTTGCCCCAGAGTAGTTAAAAATCTTATCTCCACCTTTGGCAATTGGCTCTTCGCCATCAACAATAAATCTCTCGTTGAGTTTTTTTGCCAATTCGTCATCAATAACAATTATGTATTTTTCACCGACTTCGGTTACTTTAATTCCAAAACCTCTCGCTATTTCGGGAGTGCTATCGGTAGAACCAGTATCAAGTAGGACTATTTCTCCGCCCCGTTCCTGAAACTCCTTTAATGACTCCATTAGTCGGGGTAATGTTTTTGATTCGTTTTTTGATATTAGACAAATGCTGAATAGAGGTTTTTCCATAGTTAGAATAGTTGAAAGGGTGCACTAGATGATTCTGTAAACGCAAATGTCCCGCTTGTATTCCGAGCCTCGTCAGAGATTTCCGACGACCGAGATTTATTGGCAACAGTGTAATTAAACATTTTTTAATCAACCCTATTGTTTATCTTGTCAATTCTCTACCATTATAACCTACTGCCATAAAATCAAAATGAGCCAATGCCGTAGCAGTTGTTCCAGAATTAGTAGCTACTAAACCAGCTCCAGTTTCTCTACCCGTTGCTGTTGGTATATTGGTAGTAATACTTGTAGAGCCTAATAATGTCCCACTATCATTATAGACATAAAAATCGGCTTGTGTAGCATTGCTATTTATCTCAATCCTGCACCTATACCAAGTAGTTACTGTTAATGTTGCAATAGTCGATGATGTTGTTCGTGTACCGTTATTTGCTGTTTTTCCTACAATTCCCAAAGAATTAGCAGGTAATTCAAAATAAACACCATCGGTAGCATCCGTAGAGGTTGTTGTATCTAAAAATCCCATACGAATAGTTGTATTAGTATTACCTGATACCAATGGTTGAAAAATAATTTCAAAAACCTCTCCACCACCAATTAGAAAACCAACAACATCAGTTAAAACATATCCGCCGCTATTTGCCGTCGTAGATGAAGAAATTCTTAAAATACCGGGGTGATTTGATGTTCCTGGAATTTTTCCATTTGTTCCCGAACTAATTACTGCAAAATCAAATGGATAAGCAGCTTCAACGGTTGCCACACCAGCTGGTCCAAGAAAGTCGGTATAATAAAATGGCGCTTTTCTTTCAGCAAGAAACCTGTCCCAGGTTATGTTTGTCCTTGAATTTGTAGCATCATCTTGTGCCGTGAGCCCTGACCCGATAAAATTCATTGTCGCTCTTTGCGTCAAAGAAGTTCCTTCTTCTTGTATCGTGGTATAACCACCTCCACCTCCGCCTCCAGAAACGGTTGTCCAGCTTAAAACCCCGGAACCATTAGTCGTTAAAACCTGTCCATTAGTTCCATCTGAACTTGGTAAAGTCCAAATAACATTACTTGCTATATTGTCTGGCGCTTTAAAACCAACATAGTTACTTCCATTAGCGGCTAGCTCTAAAAATCTAACCTCTCCAGTGTTTCCAGCGCCAGTTCCGTAAGGATTGATTTGGATAGCATTTTGCTGATTTAATCCCTGTAAAGCAGTGATATCGGTGTTTATACCGCTTGCCGCCGCTCCCAAATTGGTTCTTGCTCCAGAAGCGGTTGTAGCGCCAGTGCCTCCAAAAGACACCCCTATGGCTGTTCCCTGCCAAGTCCCAAGATTTACTACTCCAGCATCAGTAATAGTGAAGGTATCAGCAGTATCTGCTGTATTTCTAATAGCAAAAACATTGCCAGCCGCTGATTTTCTAAGAGTAAGCAATGTTCCCGGTCCAGTCGTCCCGATGCCAACGTTACCGTTTACATCAATAACCATTCTTTGAGTTCTTACTTTTGAACTATTGGCAACAAAAAAGCGTAATTGAGAAGCTGTATAAGAAGCACCCGGAACTGCCTCAATGCTCGCCATTTGTATACTTCCAGCCGAATTAAAGAAGCTTATACCCACAGGGGCAGAAGCAAAGGCACCGTCTTGTGTCAGCCTGATTAAGTCGTTCTGCGGAAGGCTGGAATTGATATGAATATCTAAAGGATTTGTCGGCGATATTGTACCAATACCAAGTCGCTTATTAGTATTGTCCCAGAAGAAATTAGCGTTATCTTGAGAAAGGGCACCGCCTGAACCAGCAAAGATGACCGAACCAGAAGTTAAAGACGAAAGAGTAAGACCTGTAAATGTTGGAGATGCTCCAGTATGAATATCTTGAGGTGTTGATAAGGTAATAGTTGTTCCACTCGTAGAGACGTCAACTTGATTAGCCGTTCCTTGAAGTGTTAATGTTCCCGTGGCTGAATTTAAAGAAATAACGCCTGTATTAGTGATTGTCGCATTAGTTGTTCCTGTAATTGATATTCCTGTTCCCGCTGTAAGTAGGGAGGCGATATTTTTATATTCTAATCCCGTAGCGCCACTATTAACTCCTAAAATCTGATTGGCGGTTCCTATTGAAGATAAGCCCGTTCCACCATAAGAAGTTCCAATAACGTTGCCATTCCAAACAGAACCAGTTCCCAATGTTTTATTTGTTAATGTTTGGGTAGCAGTTAAAGAAACTAAAGTATCAGAAACATCAGGAAAAGTAAAAGTTCTTGAAGCGGTTAATCCCGTATGAGATAAAGCAAGATTGCCAATAGTTAATGGCGATGATTGAAAAGTTCCCGTTCCCGTCGTTAAAACATTACCTACAATGTGTAATTTTTCAGATGGACTTGTCGTCCCAATGCCTAATCTGCTGTTGGTGTCGTCCCAGAAAAGATTATTACTTCCCGAAACAGAGCTTGTTCCTGTCCAGAAAGTAACCTGACCAGATGCTCCTGAACCTGATATACCACCGCCACCTCCACCTGCTGTTTGCCAAGATAAATTACCTGAACCATCATTAGTTAAAACGGTATTAGCTCCTCCTTGAGTTGAGGGCCAAGAATAAGTTACATTATTGATTTTAACCAGATTGCCAGAAGAATTTACTTGAAAAGTATTATTGCCAACTGTAAGAAGAGTTCCTGGATTCGTCGTCCCGATGCCGACTCGCCCATTAGTCTTATCAATATACAAAGTATTTGCCCCATCTACATTCCAGTTAGAAGTTATAGCAACAGAACCATCTTTTTTAAGAACGATAGAATCATCTGCTTTAGCATCTAAAGCATCTTGGAGGTCGGTTTGATTTGAAAGAGTTCCAGTAATTAAGCCCCAAGTAGCACCAGTAGTTGCTCCTGTATAACCAGTGTAACCAGTGTAACCAGTATATCCAGTATAACCTGTATAACCCGTATATCCTGTATATCCTGTATATCCTGTATATCCTGTAAAGGCTCCAGCACCAGTATAACCAGTGTAACCAGTAGGACCAATACTAACCAACAGGTTCCACTTACCGTTAGCCAAATCTGTATCAAAATCACCAGAAGTATGAGCAACAACACAAACATATCCAGAGCCATTATGTTCAACACAATCATTAACATCATAACTAGTTGAGGTTATCCAGGCTCCCTTCCAGGGATATCGAGTTCCCGTATATCCTGTATAACCCGTATAACCTGTAGCACCAGTTGCACTAGCACTACCAGCGGGACCTGTATATCCTGTATATCCAGTATATCCTGTATATCCAGTATATCCTGTATATCCAGTATATCCTGTATATCCAGTATATCCTGTATATCCTGTAGAACCAGTATAACCAGTATAACCTGTATATCCAGTATCTCCAGCATATCCAGTATATCCAGTATATCCTGTATATCCTGTATATCCTGTAGCTCCAGTTGCAGCAGCGCTACCAGCGGGACCTGTATATCCAGTATATCCAGTATATCCTGTATATCCTGTGTATCCTGTATAACCTGTAGCACCAGTTGGTAAATTGGCATCTATTCCATAAGTTGGGTCATTAAAAATACCAGCAGTTAAAAGCATCTCAACCCTTGAACCTTGAGCGTGTTCAACGGCAGAGGTGCCCTCAACCGCTCTCGTAACTGTTAGGGTGTCGCCAGTCCTTCCAGTAACCCTCATAATCTCCATATTTGGGTCATCAGATGGAGATGGATAATTTACATCATCCCAAACAGTAATTACATAAGGAAAACTGCTGGGGAAGTTAGCCCCTTGTCCTGATTGTAAATTAAGGGTAGTTGCGCCAGCGGTTAGTGGATTATCTTGAACCGCTCCCCTTGCATTGTTCTTTTTTACATATAAAGGCATAAAAGTTTATGGAAGGAATGTAGGAAATGGACCAATGATTTCTTTGAACGCAAATGTTCCACTCGCATTCCAGGTCAAAACGGTATCTCCTCCAACTGTGGTTTGGGTTGCTCCAGTGCTGTCAGTTACATTTATACTTCCGGTTTTAAAACGGATAATAACGACACCAGAACCGCCAGCTTTCCCATTTGTAACATTAGTATTTGGTCCACTTCCACCATTCCCAGTATTGCTTGCTCCATCAGCATTACCGTCTGAAGAACCGCCAGCGGCATATGTAACAGACGTTCCTGTTATATCATTAGAAACACCATCTCCTCCACCTCCGGCAGGGGTACCATTATAATCTCTTCCAACGCTTCCAGCTCCACCTCCTCCACCCCCTTTGCTACCAGCTGGTGAACCTCCATAGCCCCCATCATTTCCTAACCCTCCCGAAGTTCCGGTACCATCACTTCCGGTTCCTGGAGAGCACTCACTTCCACCACAAGAACCACCGGAGCCTCCACCACTTCCACCGTCTGCTCCTCGAGTAACAGAAGTACTACCAGTCCAACCTGAACCCCCTCCTCCACCTCCAATAGCTTTATATAAACTTCCTATCGAAGAATCACCGCCATTAGACCCCTTCAATGAATTGTCTGTAGACCCGGCTCCCCCGGCACCAACGGTAATGGTATAACTACCAGCAGGAATTGTAGCCGCAGTATTATGATAGTATCTACCAGCTCCTCCTCCACCAGCTCTTGTATTGTTATTTCCGCTTCTTCCGCTTCCCCCTCCGCCACCTATAACTAATATACGAAAAGTAACCATATTATTTTATTTATTTACACAAACAAGTCTCTTCATTCGACCTATATTCTTTTCCATCTTCTGGTTTAGGAGGAATGAAGGCGTCTCTTTGCGGGTCATAAGTATAACCAATTCCAGCAAAGTTTTTTCTAAAAGGCTTACCGCCTCTTAAATGCTTACCGCCGACCGTATTGTAGGAAGTTTGCTTCCATACACCACCAAATGTTTTTTCACACCATTGTTCACAAGTTAAAGTCCCACCTTGTCCATCGGGGTATTCATCAAGGGTTACAATTACTCTTAAAACCTTGCCAGTTTGTGGGTCTATTTCTGCACAATGTGCCATGGTTTAAGAATAATACAAATAGCAAACAGCATTAGTACCAGCAAGAGTCACGGAAACATAATTGACCGTTAAACCATCACCGCCCCAGCTTTGTGATGTGCTACTATTTGCCGCTACACTGCCCGATTTGTAAAAGTCATTCGAGCCAGCAGTAGCAGCATCCTCAAGGGTTACCGATGCAGCATCTGAACTTCCGGCTACCAGCATAACCCTGTGAAGCCTCACAGGCCTTGAGCCAAAGACATTGTTTGTGCTTGAGGTTATTTTTTTATAAGTCATTTATTGTGGAGGATTTGATTCTTCTAATTTTAATTCTTTTATAACATCCTCAATGGCGTTTCTTTCTCCTGTTAATCCAATTATCATAACTTGAATCTCGGATATTCTACGAGACAGATTTCTTTTTTCAGAATCCAATCTAGAAATTTCCCCTTCTATCTCGGCTTTGCGATTTTCAAGTTTTTTGATAATTGGTTTATTCATATTCCTTTTTAGGCCTTCAACAAGACAACTGTATAAGTAATGGAATTACTAGCCCCAGGAGCAGAATCTACCGTTCCGGTTAAAGTAGTTCCTGAAACAGACAGAGTTAAAAGTTTTGCAGTAGGTGTTCCAGTTTTTGCTGAAGCATAATATCCAAGAATAATCGAACCAGAAGTAACGGTTGTAGTTTTAGAAGTATCAGTTGCCCCAAACTGAAGAGTAACAACCTCATAACCTATATCCTGTTGAACGAACTTACCAGCATGTCTATTTGGGTCTAAAAAAGGAATGTATTTTCCAGCATCTGTTGCCATTTTATTTTAGAGGATTTAATGAATTGATTTTATGATTGATTGCTGGTCTTTTGCCGCAAGGACAGGAGAGACCAGCAGACCTATATTATCCTAGGTTTAGCTCGTCAAATTCGTATGAATAGCGAACGCTTCTAGGGCATTTCTAAATTCTGCAGTATAGCTCCCGCTAATCATTGCCTCGATTGACCTACCAGTTTTGGCAAGACTTTCAAGAGCAACGGCATCGGTTTGAAGAGGACCAACTCTGACCCTATTAAGGTCGCCAACGATACAAATATCGTCAGGAACCCACGGATCGACCAAAACCTCCACTTCAAAACCTAAATCAGAAAGGAATTTTTCAACCACATAACCGGCTACATTAGAAGCATAATCCATTCTTCTGTATGCCTGGTCAAAGGCTGAAATTTTCCTCTTCTGAACTCCGCCTACTAAGCAGAATAGCCTACCCCCAGCAACCATACCTCCATCATCCCAAATATCCTTAATCATAGAGTTTAACACACTAGGAGTAAGGGCTTCGGATGTGGTAGTAACATTGCCCCCAGTTTGGGACACGAATTCAATCAGACCGCCCATTGAGGAATAATCTGCAGCACCACCCTCGCTTGTCGAACGGACAGAGTTAATGACCGAGCTGTCAAGCTGTCGCATAAACTCTTGTAAACGGTAAGCGGCTTGGTGAGCAAATTCATCAGGAACACCAGCGTGGCTAACCGCCTGACGAGTTCTGGTTATGTTAATACCATATCCCATAGTCGTAAGGTAGTTATAGGCACCAGTTCGCTCCTGAGACCAATCTTCCTGATTTGGCTTCCAGTCTTCCTGCTTCGTGTGGGCAATAATCATTATCGGGAAGAAAGCAGCGTGAGTCTCGCCAGAAGTAGAACCAACACCTCTCTCAATAGTTAGGGTATCACCAGAAATGGCAGTAACCCTCATTACCTCTGATTTACCAGCAGTATTATCTTTGAACAGGGTTCCGATTCTAAACCTACTACCCTGACCAGCAGAAACGGTAACAGAGGTGGCAGTGGTATTAATTCCAGAGCCAGCCTCAGTGGCGGTGTTCGGGTTCAGTTTGTCCTCTGGCCAACTGTGCTTGAGCTGAGTTGCAACAAAACTAGATGCTCCAACCCTGTTTAGAAAGGCGGTGTTATCCGTTCTAATAATTTCCGCTAACTCCTCCGATAAGTCAAGCTTCTTTACTGCAGCATTTATATTATATGCAGCTAAACCAGTTGCAGCAGATAAAGCCATTTTAAAAGAGGAATAACTAAATAATTTAACAGAGAAGAATCGACCAACTACTCAAATCTTATTTTAGACTTAATAGATTTTTCTATGGAGTCTCGTAAACTAGACCCAGTTTGAGTAGATTTTGGCGGTAGAGGTGATTCGGATTTTGGTTGAACTGGTCCAACCTCGAATTCAACCCCGCCCTTTTCCTCTCTTTTTGCTGGCGGTTGAGTTACCAGCGAAGAAACCCTTTCATCGAGTTTCTCTTTTATCTGAGAAACAGCATCTTCGGCGTCAAAGAACTCGCCTATAAGAGCAAATGGATTATTCATCATTACCTCCCGTAGGGTAATATCCCGTTTGAGAAGTTCCTGATAATCAGGATTTGACAGAATAAGGTTCTGTATACCTATCCTTGCATTTAGGCGAACCTCTTTTTCAACCGATGTTTCTCCTTCGGAACTTGGAGGGATGTATGCTTCGTCCCCCTTGATTCTTTTCAGTTGGGCCTCAAGCTTTCTCCTCTCAATTTCTGCAATCCTAGCTTTTTTATCAGCCTGGGATTGTAGAGTTCTTTGTTTTTCAAGTTCCTTTCTAAGACGCTCGACCTCGCCTTCCAGCTCTGCCAACCTTTTATCGGGAGCGGCCGGCTCTCCCTTTGGCTCTACCGAAGTAATTGCTTCTTCGCCCCCAGGGGTGGCTTCCTGTTGTGGGGTAGAAGTAGTGGCTTCTGCCATTTTGTTAAACCATTGGAGGTAATGGCTTGATTATACAACTATATTTTATTTTTTCTATTCCAAACTGTCAATTGTATTATTATACTCCTCCCAATCTTCTCCATGAAATTTACAAGACAATTTTTCTATTTTCGTTGCTCCAACATGCTGTTTATGATAGGGGGCAGACACCATATCGCCTGGCTCCTGGTCGCCAATTATATCTGGAAACTTTTTTCTTAATTCTTCAAAAGATTTATCAAAGTCACTAACCGCCTTTTCATCTATTCCGTCTTTTTTACATCGTAGGGCTTCGTTAATTTCGTGTTCTGCAACCAGCCATTCATAAATATAGTTCCCCATATCAGAAACTCTAATATGCAAATCATCGCCATCCCACCACCAATCACCTACGGTTTCATATCTCTGTTCTTTATGTGGAATTGTTTTAATAAAAATATTCATAATAATCCCATTGTTTCCAATGCTCTATATCTTCTTATTGGAGAGTGAGCACCATAATCTTTATCTAGGTCACTACGATAACCAATATCTGGAAAATTTATTTCTTCAAATAAGTCGATAGCATCAAGGCATTCCCTAGCAGCCTCTTCAATTGTCCACCCATGCTTAGTAACTATTCCAACCTCAGGGGCAGAACCAGCAATAGATAATTCCCCATCATCATCAACATATATATCAAACTCATAAAAATTATTTTTTAGCGATTCCTCAATTTCAATTGGCAGATTTCTGGGGTGTTCATTATAAACAAGTATAGAGGCTCCAAAGCCCTTTCTAAAGTGTTTATGAAAATCATGTATTTTACCGTCTATAAACTCTGTCATTATATCTCCAAAGTTGTCAATAGCAAGTGTTTTAAAGAGGTTTGGATGAGAATTGTACCCAAACCGATTACATACTTCTAAGAAATAATATTTATCATCGGCAATAATACAATTAACATCTGCAAAACCTGTATAATTTATACTCTTATAATAAGAAAAAGTTTTACCAATTGTATCTCTAACCAGTTGAGATTCTAGAGGAACCGTAAAAACAATATCTTGGGAACATCCAACGTGACAACCGGCATCATAGTTTAATTTTCTTTTATTCTCAAGGGTGCAAAAAGCAAAAAACGGCGTTCCTTTATAAATCCATGCTTCAACGTTTATCTCAACTCCCTTAATCCTTTTTTGAAGAACATATTTTCCAGTAATTTTTTTTATTTTTTTCATATATCTCAATACCTGACGAGATGCCTGTTTATCATCCCAATTACTAGGTACAAAAGTCATATACGAATCCTGGTCTCCCTCTGGTTTAAATACCCATGCCTCCTTATTATGTTCCTCTATAAAACTTATTCCACTTTCTAAATCAGAAAATTCAACTGTTTCCGGAATATCAAACCCTGCTTGCCTCATTATATCAGCACTAAATTTTCTATCATGCTCCATTCTATCAGTAAACCTAGATGTTCCAAAAACCCTAGGAAACCCCTCTTCCCTTAACCTATCTGCATATTCAGACAAATAATTCTGGTCAAAAATCCAATACCAGCTCCTGTATTTTTCTCTCTTTCCAAAAATCTCATCTAACGGAACCTTTTCTACAATACCATTACCAACATTATAAAATGCCTCTATCTTATCAATATCACTATCTGTTTTGTCTTTTTTCGCCTCTAATTTTTCAATTTCATCGTTCTTATATGCAAATAAAACATTATACCCTCCATCAAAAGACATTTTGGCAAAACCCAAACCAGAGAAATCTTTACTTACAAAAATTAAATTTTTTTTATTTTTTATATCACTCATAGTAATTTATACTTCTTCATTATAAGTCTTCTTATCTTTGGACTTATTAATTCTTTTACCTTAAAACCACCCCTCTTTTTCTTTGCCCAATCCTGCTTCTTAACAGACTGAGGGATTTGATATGCTGCTCTACCTTGTGCTGGTTGAAGTGCCATATTAGTATGGTTTATATGGCTCAGGAATGCCTAGAGCCTTTTTCCCTTTTTCTTTCTGAACACTTTCAATTAACTTGTTAAATTTATCCCACCTTTGTCGCCATTTAGTTTTATAAGTAGAAACACTAGCACCCAAAAAGCTAGGTGCCCCAACCGTAATAAACCCAGCTGGCCCCCATTGATACCATCCATCCATTACATCCTGAACCCACATAAAAACAAAATTATTTATAAGCTCTTTTTTCAACGTCGTCTCTTCCCCAGTTACCATTTCTCCGCTTAATATATCCATTGCAGTACTAAGTCCAGGAGATAACTTACCTCTAAAAAATGACTCTATTGCCCCAAGCCTTCCTCCAAAAACTTTTTGCATTTTTTTAATTTGCCCAGTTTCAGTATCCTTTCTTGCACCAAGCGCAATTTGAACATAGGCCCTAAGATATGGTTGTAATCCACCACTTATATCATACCTAGTATCACCCCACCTTGGTTTAAAAGAATCTGTGCTTATTGGATTTAACTCAACCTTAAACCCAACGGCTTTAGCTGCCATAGAAAGACCAATCCAAAAAGAAACCATTTCTCCCAAATTACGAAGAGCAATCATTCTTACTGGTTTTGGCAACCTAACATACCAAAATGGATTTAATATCTGTAAAAGGCGAGAGCCAAGAAAACGGGGGGCAAAAAATGCTTTATTTAAAATCTTCATATTTTTTTCTAGCTCACCCAAACTACCCCGTCCAGTAAAAGCATTAACCACCTCAGACAATGATTTAAATATCAACCAATCACTTTCAGAATTAATATTATATCCCTGTCTTTGTAAAACCCTTAAACCATCTTTCCATAAATCATATCTTGCTTTATTAAGAAAACCACTATAGGCTCTCTCAGATGCACCTATTATTTGACCCAAAATTGGTACATTATCAACAAACCTTGAACGAAAGTATTCCTCCCTTTCTCCAAGAGTAGCAATTTTACCAGCCTTGGTTATTTCTGGTGCTATTCCTCTTTCCTTTGCTAATAAATATACTGGGTCTTTAGCCAAAACATTTGTAAACCACTCTCTATAAATCTGTGGAGAGAATGCCTCAATTACTGCTTGCTTTAACGCCCCGGAAGCTTTAATTGGATGCTTAATGGTATACAAAAGACCTTGTTTCAAAAACATTGATAGGTCCCCAGATGTTATAATAGACCTTGCCATATCCATAACTTCGCTACCAGCTTTAGCAATCTTTTCTCCCCACCCAAATTGTTGTGCTGCTAATATAGCCTTTGGGATTTCTGGACCAAAAACATCCTCCATCTTCGCCAGTTCTGAAATTTGCGGAACCTCACCCTCCAAAAGCTTCATTAAACCATTGGAAACAGTGAGTTTATCACCAGTTGTAAAAAGAGGATGTTGCCATATAGCATCCGCAAGAATTTTAATTTTTTCCGAAGAAAGAACATCTCTTAATGGCCTAAACGCCAGTTCTGCTTTTTGTTCTTCAGTTAGTAGAATTCCCTTCGTTGCCCTAAAGGCAGCACGAATTCCTTCTTCTCCTCCCCCAACCCTAGAATATAATTCTTCGGCAAGAGCAAATCTTCTTGCTCTTTCAGCTGAATACGCTTCCTCCATAGCCTCTCTCAATGGTCTAATTTCTTTTATAGAATTTCTAATTAGATTAGCTGTTTCCGCTACGGCTTTTTCTAACTCTGTTAACCCTTCTGGTCCCTTCAGCTCTCCACCGGGCATTAACATAGTTGCCGCAAACCCCACAAGGGGAGCTAACTTTTTCCCTACAATTGGCTCTGCTGCTTTTCGGGTCGGGTAATCTATAACCTCAAGAGGGGCAGTAGCTGCCTCAAGTGCTGTTTTACCCAACTGAACAGGCCAGCTTTTATAAATACTTTTAAGAAGTGGTTTTATTCCCTCGGTTGGTATTGTCATTTCTGCCTTCACTGAAGCTGCGGCAGTAGGTGAAAAATCGGAACTAACTTCTGGAAATCCTAAACTGGGATGTAAATAACTTTTAACTTTATTAACATAATTCTGATATTTAGAAACCTTGGCCTTAAGACCGCCTCTATGAATCACAATTAAGTTATCATCATCAATCCCCCTCTCTCTCCAATATGTAAGCTTATTTTCCATATAAGCATCCTGGAACGCTGGATTATTAAGAAATTCCTCTGCGGACACATTTCTTCCTAAATATCTTTGACTATATGTTTTTAATTCGCCCTCTGTGACTCCATATTTACCAAGAGCAAATCCGAGTTTCTTTTTGCCAGAATATTTTTTAAAAGAATATCTTTCTAATTCGTTTTCACTAACACCTCCAGTTTCTGCTTTTGCAATAGCTTCAATTAGGTCGTCGATTGGAGCAGGTGTATTTGGTTTTATAACAAACTTTTGAACGTTATTTGTTGCTATTTGTTTTGCTTTTTGAACATCAAAATAGTCCTGTGGTAAATTAGGAGAAATCTCATTATATAAATCCTGAAAGTTTTTTGTGGTTAAGAATCCCATTTTAGTATTCACCCCTTAAAATCTGTTGGGTTCTTTGTTGAATAGCCTCTTCTTCTGTTGGTATTTTGGGTGCTGGAGTTTTTTGAGTCCACGGAAATATACCAAACGAAGGAAGGCCAGGTGTTCCTATACCAACCATTTTCTTAATTGTTCCTAAAAACCCTCTAGATTTTGCCGTCAGTTCTTCATATTCCTTCATTGCCGAGTTTTTATACTCTTCATATATTTCAGAACGAGCCTGTAAATCAATTGGATTTCCAATAGTAGCCGCCTTAAGATTTACCTCGTCTTGTTTAGTCATTTGATAAACTGGCTTAGACTTAACTCCTAATTGCTCAAGAGTATATTCATTTGCAATAGGAGCAAACACTCCATCTTTTCTAACATAATAATATTTACCAGTAGTATCTTTAAGAAATGTGCCAGGCGGCAAATTGTGTATTGGTTCTTTCTTAACATCAGATGGTTTAAATTCTGGTAATACAAAAATATCTTGTCCAGCCTCTCCACCCTTTGGGGTTAATTTACCCGTAACACCAGCGAAGTTCACAAACTTTCCCTCTTTGGTGGTAATCTGTGGGTCAACAAATCTAATTCTTAAACCAGTAGATTCATAAGAACCAATACCATCTTTTGTAAACTTTAGATTAGAATCAATTCCTTTTGGTTCGCTCATATCAGTTTTTCTTCTTATCTCCATCGACATTACTCTACCATCTCTTGACGGTGTATAAACAACAACATAATTCTCAAGTCTTTCTGGATTTTTCTCAAAAGCGTTTTTAATATCTGCATACATGCTCCTTTCTTCAACCCACTTGTCTAAAACCTTAACCAGTCCGCTTACATCAGTATGGCTGTCTCTTAGAAGCTCTATTACTTTATTCAACCCCGGCCATTCTCCAGATTCTGTTTTACCGCCATCTATGGCAGTTGTATAGGCCTCATAAGCCATCTTGGCAAATCTATATGGATCTCCAGGAACTTCATAGGCAAGCTGGTTTATATCCTCATTTAGCCAGCTTTCTATCTCCTTGGTATCAAAGTTCTTTAACTTATCTTTTTGAAGGTCAAGAGCCTTAACTTGATATAGTAGTGCTTTATTGTATAGGTCTCTTTTTTGGTTAGCATTTAGCCCAGAAGCCCTTGATGCCTGCATAGCTTTATTAGCCAAATCTAAATAAGTCTGAGGATTAAATATTCCTCCTCCTTGGTCAATTTCAGACTGCCTTTCAAGCATGGTTAAATAATCAGATATTGCCTGATATTGTTGTGAACCTCTCGGTGTTAAAAGTTTTGATACGTTTATTACCATTATTGATATTGAGGAATTATGTCCAAATTCAAACCTTTTGGTTTCCAAACGGATATAAATTCTTCATATGAAAGCTTTGGCCCAAGTTGACCTCCAATTATTTGATAAACATCATTACCCTTTCTAACCCATTCTTTCCCTAGTTGGACACTCTTTGGTCCAGTATAAACAGTTGGAGTAGAGGCTGGCGCCGTTTTCGTAGTTGTTGAACTGGGTGATTTTTGTAAAGACTCCGTAGAAGTTTTTTGACTGGGTGTTGTCTTAGAAGTTCTGTCTTCAATAAGCTCCACATTCGGTTTTGGTGCATTTGGAGCAAGATATAAATCTTTTTCACTCATCTTTTCTCCGGTAGATTTTAGATAAATATCATAACCAGTAGCAGTCCTCACTTTATAATAATCAGCTGGATTCGAGGATAGTGTTCTGACAGAGCTCCCTACAATCTCTTCTGGAGTTTTAGAAAGCAACTCTTCCCTAGAAGGTTCTCTAGCCCCCTTAGCCGCTTCGCTAATAGCTTCTTCCGCAGTTACCCCCCTTTCTCTTCTTATCTCTCCAGCCGCACTAACAATAGAAGAAACCAAACCGGATTTCTTTTCAGCTAAACCAGTTTCTATATTTGAAATATCTGGCTGAATTGAATAAAGGTTACCAAGACTTGTCTGAAAAGATTTTAATTCGTTAAGGGCGTTCTGAAAATCCTGCGTTGTAGAAGAATCGCTATCAAGAGCGTATTTTGTTTTTACTTCATTTACCTTGGTTTTGGCGAGTTCACCAAGAACGCCAGAAACAATTCTATCAAGCACCGCTCCATATTGAACAAGCTCTGGTCTTCTCTTCAAATTACTAATATTGCTAACTATTGTCTGAACTACAGAAGGTGGAATAAATCCAGTTTGCTTATATACTGACAAAAATTTATTCTTTTCCTCATTTACAAATTCATCAACAAAATCATTCTGAATATACGAACCAAGAGTTTGATTCCAAAAATCCCTCTCCGACGCATATTTCTTGCCATTAACTGTTACAGGAATACTATCAAATGCAGAATTGGCATAAGAAGAAATAGAATCAATTTTATACAACGAGTTGTTGGACCTATCTCTACTCACAATCTGACCAACAAGTATATTAACCTTATCTTCTATTCCAGCTTCAGCTTTTTGTTTGTTTATGGCTTGAATCGTTAACTTATATTGATTAATTAAGTCTTCATTGTTAGAAAGTGTTGCTTTTGATAGTCCTTCTTGGGCAAGAGCATAGGCCTTATTTAAAGAATCCATTGTTTTGTCTTTTTGATAAAAATCAATTTGGTCCTGAATTATTTTATTATCTACTTCCATCTTTCTCTGTTTCGCTGATTGTAAACTCTCCCGAATCTGGTCTTTTATTTCTTGAGACCAATCATTGCTTTGAAGTTGCTGCTCCAACCATTGAATCTGGTCTGTTAACCCCTTACTCCCAGAAACCATTTCGTCCAGCAAAGCATTATACTGGTCCCTGTATTTTCTTTGCCTTACCAGATTTTTAAGATTGCTTATACTTGTTTTGAGATAATCTACATAATCCTCATCTGGATATTCCTTTGACATTTCTTCTTCTAGTTGTAGTTTTCTATAATCAAGTTGCTGTTGGTAAGACAAATCTTCGTCAACTATTCTTCTTTGAAAATCAGACTCCTGTCTTGCTCGAATAGACTTTCTTGAATTATAAAAACTATCAAGACGATCTTGAACAATTTTTCCTAAATCTATTACAAATTCTTTTGTTCTCTCAACGGCCACGATATGCTCTCTGGCTTATCGCACCAGCTCCACTAATTGGAGCCTGTTGCGGCATTCCAGGTGTTGACATTGGTAACGATTCTTCTTCGGTTATCCCAGCTCCACCTTCGCCCTCTGTTAGCTGTGGATTTTGTGTTGGAGGTTTTCCTCCAATTGCTTCAATCTGTTGCTGGATTAACTGTTGGAGCTGCATTCTTAACTGTGGGCTTCTAGAAATTTCTATCGCCAAATCAATATCATTCCACTCTCTTTTCATAAGCTTCTGCTCCTCTTTTGGAGAAGGAATACCAAGATTCTTCATTGTAGTATATTGTGATTGTAATTTCATATTGAATTTGTTTATTTCTTCCGTAACATTCCTGATTAAAATTGATGGGAAGAAGACATCGGTAACATAGTATCCCTGAATTAACTTCTTGCCGTTTGGAACATAAAGCTCAATCAATCGTAAAATGTTAGCATTAAGTTTCTTGAGGGCAACCTCCCAATATTGTTGCTTCATCTTAACCTTGTTATTCACCCCCTGCATTAAAACAGATAACGCTCTACCGGTAGCCCTAGCGGTCATTGCACCACCATAAAATATCTCTGAAATCATTGAAAGCTGATGAATGTCCTCTTTTCTTGAAGCAAGATAAGTATCAAACGGAGCCGTTGATTGTCCCATTGGGTCTGGATAAATTTTGTCCTCTGGCCCTATTTTAATCATCTGTGCATTACCAGCATTGTACTGTATGGGTGCCCCCTCTCCAGAATAGAACACATGGGGAATGGCAACCTGCTTAATTTTACCCCTTGTCTCACAGGCGGTTTCGTTATATTCAACTTGGGCATCTAATATGTCTTCAATATCTGAAACACCCCAAGGGCGTGTTGGATGTGGAAGGTTTTTTACAAAGATACCTGGAACAAATCCCCAATTATGTTTAACAAAGTCAATAGGCCTATCGTTAATTGTCGCCAGCATATAGGTATCATCCCAATAAATCTTAACAGTAAGCATAGGATATTGGGTTGGCTTTTGGTATTTGGTTGGCTCATCACTAGAAAGGTGTGATATTCCTCTCTTCTTCATCTGCTCGGCATAAATCTTTTCCGCCTGCTTAACAGAAACCCTATAATACAAAATAAATCCTTCATACTCATTAAAATCTTCATCCGACCAAAGAATTCTTACATTTTCAACCCTTTTAAGGTTCTTAAATCTAATTCTAGGTTTTTTCTTTCCATTAACCACAACCCATTCAACGTATGGACCAAAAATAAAACAGTCGCCCAAAAGCGATTGATTCTGAACAGCTTCAGCAAATTGAATTGGGAATTGGTTATCCTCCTTAATGGTAGAAAGTAATCTTTCAACCTCTTCTGCTCTTGCTACCTCAATATCATCCTTTGAATCTCTGGGGGGAACATCGTCTTCTGGCGGCTCATTGGCCATAAACGAAACATAGTTATTAACCGTTGTTCGGCAATAATTATAAACCCTAATTGGAGTCCCGTCTTCTTTCAGGAATGACCAATGGTCGCCCTCAAAAAACTTCCTTAAAGTATCATAACCAGCTATCTTCTTGCCAGTCCCGACAGAATTATTTACTCCATTAACCCTGTCCCAGTAATCATTTTCAAGATAGGTTGTTTGCTCAATTACAAACTGATTGAGCTGATTCTCATCAAGGTCTTTTTGAACTAACGGATTATAGATTGGCATTTAATATAATCGGAGGGGATAGGCCTCAATTACATTCTGTTTTTTGTATTTATCAAGATACCACACAAGCTGAATAAGAGCCATAACCCAGTCTTGCTGTATTTTAGAATCTTCTACCCTATACGATGAAAGCTGTTCTTCCAGCTTTGGAAGATAATACGATTTAATTTTACCAGCGCTTGATAATTCCGTCAATGACATATCTTTTCTTATATTATTACGTAATCTCATTTGGGTATAAATAAGAGCATTGGTCTTGTGTTCTGCCCCAAAGGATATTGGTTTTAGGGCAGATAGCATCTTTCTAAACATTTCTCCACCCATAGAAGCGGTATCAAGGATACAGTCAGCATCATTATACTCCTGCCGCAAAAAAGATACCATAGCCATCAATTCAACTGGGTCGCCGCCGGTTCTAGAATAATGATTAACTATTTCAGCGTTCAGTGGGTCAGTAACATCAGCCACCAACATAACTGTTTCGTCTCCTCCCTCGGCAACACCCCAATCTACGGAAATTGCGTATTGTCTATCTGGTTTAGGAGATGACGGTTCTTGTCTTCCATTCCAAATTCCTTCAATAACCTCTGGCGGAAACATCCTTTTTTCTGAAGCAACAAATTTTCCTAATATAACCTGATTATACTTCGTAGGAGATATACTAAGCAAACGCTTTTTGTATTCTTCTCTTATTTCTTCTGGAATAAACTTATTTTCATCATAAATTCCCTCAACCAAAAACCAAGTTCCCTTTGTCCCCCTAATTATATGATTTTTTGCTTCGTTGTAAAGATGGAACCAGTATTGCTGAGACTTCGCCATCTCATCAGGTGTTCCGCATAAATGAATCGGCGCCGACAATTTTGAACATCTTGAAAAGACTCTTGCTGGCAACTCTTCCTGAAGATGGTGGCTTTGATTACACTCATCGTATGTTATTAAGCCGAATTGCGCTCCCTGTAAACCAGCGCCTTGGTCCTCGCCTGTTGATAAACAAAACATCGCCGAATTATTAGAAAAATCAATCCTGCCCAATGTTTCGTTCTTCCCAGCCCAAAACCATTCAATCAAACAGTTGTTAACCTGACGTTTACCATTATTTTCCCAGCTAAACGACGAATGAAGTATTTCATCAACATAGCGGAAGGCTTCTTTTGCTTGGCGACTTACCGGAGAAATATTAAGAGTTTGATAATATGTTTTTTCAATTAGTTCCGGGTCACCAGTAAGACCTCTTTTATAGAAATTTGTCCAGATATGTTCAATAGCAAGACCAACGGTTTTACCGCACTGATTAGAAGTAATCAATAAAAGCTGTTTCTCTTTTACGCTAGCCCCTAAATATCTTATTTGAAAATCATTAAGCTGAAGCCCAAGAAAATATTTAGCAAAAAATACTGGGTCATTCTCTCCCAAAGCCAAAAGAAAACTATTAAGCTCACGTGGATTCGGATTTTGGTTGTATAAGTTGGTTAATTCCATTTCCGAGTTTTTGTTTTAACACTTCTAGTTGTTCGGGGGTAAGACGCTGATATGGCAAAAAATCTTTAACCGTTTCTCTTTTTTCTTTGTGAAGAGCTATTTCTGTTCTTTTAGCCTGTTCCTCGGCGGATTTAATTATGCTATAAAGACGAGAAACTTCTTTAATGTCAACATTCTTTAGTTGTCTTGGGTTTTCTTCGTAGTGCTTTAGTATTTCGCTTAACATAATAATCGCCCTCTTGCGGCTCAGTTCCAAAAGCCTATTTGCTTCTTCGTCGGTAAGAGTGCTGGCCCTTTGGGTTGCTTCTTCCTCAATAATTTCGTTTCTCCAAGTTCTATAATGGCTAACCAACCACATCCATTCTTTTCCACCCCAGGCAAAACCAAAATGTTCGGCGACTTTTTTTAAGTCCCTGTTCTCAAGCCAAAACTCTTTTATTTCTTCTTCGTGTTCACTTAGTTCATCAACGGTCATATATCTTAAAATATATTCAAAAAATTGTCTTGTCAATTAAAAATTGTACGACATTGTTGACAAGTCCCTATTGACTCAAATTTTTATTTTGCTAAAATGAAAATGGTGAAGATATAGTCTTCACCTCTCAGGGCCTACTGGTTTGAAAGGGTACAATGTACATTGTCTAGGGTTCGACTCCCTAGCGGCCCACATGGCTTATCTAAGTTAAAAACAAAAACCCCCCAAGCAAGGAAGGTTTTTGTTTTAGCTAAAAAGCCTAGCAAGGTGCAGGGGTTAAATCCTGACTGCCTTGCGAGCTCTTTTCTTTTGTTAAAAGTCAGGAGACTCAATCCGACGGCGACGCCTATACTGGATATAATCACAGAAGGCATTAAGTCAGTTTGAGAGCTCATTACCAATACTACACTGTGTCGCACAATGTAGTCAATAGAAGTTATCCACAGCCCCCGATTTTAGAAAAGAAAAGCGCAGGGGAACTTTCCTTCTGGCTCCGCCTTCCTGGATATTATATTTTAATTATTTTAATTATGGCTTATTATCAGGTAAAAGTAATTCCATGTATAGTAAACGGAAAATATACAGGACATACAAAACAAATAGTAGTTGAAGATGATAAAGTTATTGTCGGCGAACTATGTACAAAATGTGGAATAAGGAAGAAAATTGATAAGAAAGTTGATAAATCCTTGATAAATAAATCAGAAATTCAAGAGTCTTTGCCAATTTAGAGGGGACTGCCCTCGCCTTCTCCTTTTCTTAAAAAAAACTATCCGTATGTCAAAATCTATAACCGGATAAATTATATGTAATATAATATAATTAAATTAACACGTAACGTAACGGAAGATAACGGAACGGAAGGGAAGGGAAGGATTAACCCCGTCGGTACCTCTTCAATATATTATAGTCTGGTTATTGTGTATAATTATAAAGTAATAAATAACTATAGAATTAACTAATCTGATATAATTATATAATTACATGGTTATATAATAACGCCTGCCGGCGGTTATTTCTATTCACGGCTGGTTGTGAATAACTAGACTTGACACAGGTATTAAAAAGAATATAATAGAGTTATAAAGTGTTGATAACTGGGGCGGCTTGCGTAGTAATTAGGACACTAGCCTGACGGCTAAGATGGACTAGCTACGGCGTCCCGGTATCAAAAAAAGCAAATGCCCTGAAAGCCCGTAGCCTCGCCGTCGCCTTGCGGTTACAAGCGGAGACGGCAAAAAAGAAAAATCGTGTCCGTTGGCACATTAAAATGTGATAAAAACAAACGCTATTGCAAATGCTATCTTGTTTCCTGAGCACTGGGGGGTGCCCCTTGGGACATATCTAGACATTGCTGACATTCTTATACGCCACTGTCCAAGGTGGGCGGATTACTATAAAAGCGAGTTAACAAGCAAAAATGATAAAGATGATGTTTCGATGCTGGAATTGATAGAAGCGAGGCGAAAAGTCAAGAAGGATAAAAGATTTTAATCCTTTGTCCTTGCCCGTCATTATGCCAGCGGGTAGTGGCGAGCAAGAGAGAGGGGATTAATAAAAAGAGACCGTCTGCTCTTTCAAAAAAATGGAGGATTTAATAGAAAAAATAAAGTATAAAGATGGTATAAATATAAATGTATATAGAGACGACACTTCTCCTTCTCCGGATAGATGGCATAGTGATGAGGTTTTTATAGTAGCATATCATAGAGACTTCACGGTAAAGAGGGATGATATCATTACTAAAGAGTGTGCTATTGCTATTGCAAGAGGAGAGGAAGACGAAGGCTGCAAAGAGATATTGAAAAAATATTACTTATTTGGATTAGAAGCGTATATTCATGGTGGAGTAGTACTATCTTTTTCATATGAAGGCAATTTTCCCGATAGAGGGTGGGATGTCAGCCAAATAGGATTTGTTTTGGTTAAAAGGGGTATTTGTAAAAATAAAAAAGAAGCTAGAGAAATAGCTAGAAGCTTAATAGATGAGTGGAATGATTATTTAAGCGGCAATGTTTATGGTTATATGATTGAGGTAGAGGATGTTGATGGTAGTGGCAATAAAGAGGAGGTAGGAGGATGCTGGGGGTTTTATGGTGATTATAACAAAAGCGGACTTTTGGAAGAAGCAAAAGAAGAAGCTGAAAGAGAATATAAAAAGAGGATAAAGATGATTGAGGAGCTGAAAAATAAACAAAAAGACAAAAATATAACAGAGATAACATTAGGCGAGTTATTAAGTTATGAAGATGAGATAGTAAGAAGGCATGCTATAGGTATATTAAAAAGAATAAATAGGTAGTGCTTTCTCCTGCATGGTATATAATAAATATCCCATGCGGCAACAAAGCATGATTTTACAGACGGAATCATGCTTTTTTGTTTGCTTGGTTATTAAAACAAGGCAAGCAAAAATTGTGCTGAAGATAAAATAAAATGAACAAAAATAAGCAAAAAAAACTTTTAAGAGCATTAAGGTTTGTCAAAAAAGCCCGTTTTGAGTTTATGAGCAAGCTGACAATTGAAACGGCGATAAAAAGCGAAAAAGCGTTTGAGCTTTATGATATAACCGAGAAGTGGCTATTAAAAAATTTATTGTTGATAAGTGCCTCTTGACAAGTGTGTCAGGTAGGAATAAAATTAAAGTATGCTATACAATAAAAACAATTTACTAGTAGAAGAAGCAAGAAAAATAGATGAATGGTTAAAAGAAATAGATAATACTATTACCAACGATACTATATCCCAAAGATACAAGTCTTCATTAAGAGCAAAAAGAGAAAAATTACTTAAAAAAAGATTGAAACTAGCAGAGCAAATTCGTGAAATCAAGTATCCGAAACCAACCTCTAAGTTATTTGAACTATTGGCAGAATAAGAATTTACCTATAATTAAAAATTTAAAGGTTGGTGGATAAATTAAGAATAATATGTTATACAATAAAAACAATTTGGCGGTTGCTAAAATAGCGGCAAAAGACGACATCCGTCCCGAAATATCCGGTGTTTTCTTTACTAAAGACAAAACGGCGGCTACCGATGGTTATAAACTGATTGAGGTTAGCGTTGATAAGTCGTATACCTCTCAAGACTTCCCGATTGTAAATCATAAAAAAATACTACACAATTGCCCGCCCTTTATTATACCGGCAGAAGAGGTTAAAAAAATAAAATTGCCTGCTAATAAAAGTTTACCTGTAGTTGAGAATTTGGCAATTGGTGGTGTTTACCCTGAACAGGTTGAGTTAATAACTACCAACCTTGAAAGTGGAGAGAGTAGGCTAGTTAAGAGAATACAAGGCAGGTTCCCCGACTACGAAAAGATATTCCCGCAAGGCAAGCCAAGAGCAGAAATAAGCATAAATGGAAAGTTTTTAGAAGAGCTGTTGTCTATTTTATCTAATCTAGACACTACACATGCGGTTAAAATTAAATTTTACGACAACGAAAAACCACTTGTTTTAGAAGCTAGTAATGAAAATCAAAAAGCTAGAGCGTTATTGATGCCGCTTAAAAACTTATAGTTTTCGCTTTTGACTAAAACAGGATATAAGAATGGCGAAAAGTAAGCTGTTTGCTTTGAGGGTCAAGCCATAGCAACGGCAACTAGAGCTTGGTAGTTCCGTCAATCAAAACAGCCCTACCGCTCCTGTTCTAGTTTATCCGTTACTAACTTCCTTAAAGACAATACAGCCCTTTTTGTTCATTGCTTATGTTTCTGTTTTGGTGAGAGGTGAAAACACATCTAGTCAGCTAGCAGGCGAACAAGTGCTAGCCGCCGTCTAGGCGTTAAATAGAGCTTAAATTTATTTATTTATTGCTTTAGCGTAGTCTTGAAGGGGTTTTCTGGCTGTTTTACCCTCAAACTCGCTTTTATATTTTGAATAACTTAGAAATACTAGAAAACTTTATAATTGGATTAAGCAAAACAGACACCAATAGCTTACTAGTTGTAGGCAGAGCCGGCATTGGCAAAACCTCAACGGTAGTTAATACCTTAAAAAAGCTAGGCTATAAGCAGAACGTAAATTATATTTACGTTTCAAACTATATTACTCCAGTAGAGTTTTATTTGCTCCTAGAACGCACTAATAGCCTCGTAGAGCCACGATTACTAGTGCTAGATGATGTAGAAGCCATTTTAAGCGATAAACGCATTCTAGGGCTATTAAAAGCGGCTCTATGGACTTCCGAAGGCAAAAGGACGATTACTTGGATGTCGGGAACTCATAAGATTAAAAATAAGACTATAGAAGATTTTAGGGGCAAGGTTATCATTATCCTTAATCACGCCTCGCTTAAAAATCCGTTAATACAAGCTGTTAAAGATAGGTCTTTTTATTACGAGGTTAATTTTACCAATCAGGAGATATTAAGCTTAATGGAGCAAAGAATTAAAAAAGATTTTCCTGAAATTCCTTATCATAGCAAACGCCGGGTTTTAGATTACATTCGTCAAATCGGTTCGTCGTCTCCGCAATTAAGCTTGAGAATTCTACCGCTGGCATTAAATTTATATAAAGTTTCGCCAGCTCATTATCAGGTTTTGATAAGAAAGATGTTTGCGCAAACTTAATTATAAGACTATGGAAGGCGTTGTTATCTTTATAACGGGAATTGTAATTGGAACACTTATCGGGGTTTTGGCACGTGATTATACAGAAACACACCCATATTAGCTGTGGATAACTTACTATTGACTTGTTTTTTTATAACTAATAAAATAAAAATAGACAACAACCAGAACACGGCTGGTAGTTATCTGAACAAAACCGCCGCCGTGTTCGGCGGTTTTGTTTATTAGAAAATAAAGGTTGAGAGGTTAAATTGGTAATTCCTTTATTTTCCTTTCTTTTCTTGCGTAATTTTACCAAGGCTCATTTCCGCTTGTTCCGAAGCGGTGGTAATCGGAACCATATACGGGGGAAATGATTGTTCTTAAAAATCCGCCGAATGATATTTATTCTCCTAAAGAAAAGAAGTAGAGAGGAGCTTTTAGAATATCATACCGGGGGAATATACATATTATATCAAAAGCATTATTAAAATCAAATTCAATGAAAGGAGGTGAAATATGACCAAAGAATTAAAGGAACAATTTAATACAATTATTAAGAAAATTGAGCAATTAGAGGAAGAAGTAAAAAATTGGCGGGCGCTGGTTGAAGAAATAAAAGAGAAGAAAAAGGTTAGATTAACTCCTACCTATTATTATGAACCAGATACAGAGGTTGAAATCAAAAAAGAGGTACAAGAGCAAATTGATGATATAACAAAAGAGGCTGAAGAAATAAATCGGCAAATTGGCTACGCCGTGGAAGGGGGTTATCTTGGGGTTGAAGAGGCTCAAAATATGAGCATTCTTCAGCGAAAAGAATGGCTAGAAAGATGGTATAACTATGAGCGTGACCCCTACTAAAGATATAAGTGGATAACTCTATCTTGACATAGTTGTGTCATTAAGAATATAATTAAAATATGCAAGGCAAAGAAAACAAAGAACTAAATAGAGCAATTGTGATTTTGATAAAACTTGGGTTTTCCAAATTGTCTCTCTCAAGAATATTTAATATGGATAGAAGAAATTTATACAGGGTTTGGAAACGAGACAAAGATAAATATAACTTAATTCAACCGAATGCGACGGTTGAACCAAAAAAATGAAAATTGAAATAGAGGGATTTGTAGTAGGAGGTGTTGACGTAAAACAAGATGATATAGTGCAATTGGTTTCTGAAGGCGAATGGCGTCCTTTGCCTCCTCAATTTCAAAAAGAAGGTCGTGAAAAAACTCTAGTATTTAGAGTTAGGCTTCCCAGCGGAAAAATCAAGGAGATGTCTCTTAATAGAACTACTCAGGTTACTCTAGTTAGCCAATATGGAAATGATACTAGAAACTGGGTGAATAGAGATTTAAAGGTTCATTGTGTTACTCAAAATGTTGCTGGCAAATTTAAGCAGGTAATTTATCTTACTCCGCCAGACTGGATTTCTCCTACAGAAAGGGGAAGAGACAAGCTTGCTGAAGCCCTTGATATTAACGAAGAAGATATACCAGTTGTAGACTAATATGGACTACACTACAAAGAAAAAAGAACTCGTTGAAGAATTCAATAAAAATCAGCAATTAGCCAATGAGCTGATGGCAAGAAATCAGCAGATTATTGGTCAAATTCGTCTTCTAGAAGAACTAGAAAAAGAACTAAAACAACAACAAGAAGAAGAATTACCAAAAGTAAATTACAATGGATAGGCTAGCTATAAAAAAATATCTAAGGAGGGACGTCTTAATCCTAAGACAAGTAGTTTATAAAGTGCTAATGGAGCATAAGCTTAATAATAATCAGGAGCCCACTCTAACTGAAAAAGATAAGCAGTGGATAGACCAACAAGTTGAATTCTTTCTCTCTGATATGCCTGACCGCCTAGTTGATAGGTATATTAACGAATTTTTCCCTAATGCTCACGAAGCAAAATCGGATAAACAGATAGAACAAGAATTGGAGGCTCTGATAGAAGAAGGACAAGAGGAATAGTTAATTTTTATGAAACCTAGAAGCGCCAAACAAAAGGGTAAGTTATTAGAAAAATGGGTAGCCGAGAGATTTAGGCATACCGGTATTGACCCTCAGGCTCGTCCAGAAATTGGCTCGGGCAGTGGTCGACTGAAGGGCGATATCGCTACCAAGTTGCCAATAACCATTGAGTGCAAGAATACAAAGACTTTCAGGGCAAATAAGTTTATGAAGCAGGTAGAAAGAGAAAGTCTTGGTTATCAGGAGTTTGTGGTTATATGGCATCCGCCGTATAAGCCAATGGAAGGCAGTTATGTAATGATGAGCTATAGCTTATTTGAAAGGCTATTAAAGTTTTTTAAAGAGTAATATGAAAATATCAGAAGCAAGAGGAAAATTAAAAGTTGGAGACTGGGTAAGGACGAACGGAAATACTTATTCTTATTGGGGGTTTCTTGAGGGTGAGATAGGCGAAATAGATGATTGTGGATTTTTTGTTTGGCAAAACGAGAGAGATGGGGCTGTTGGTTCTATTCACCCCTCTACAAAAGGTTATAAATACTCTTGGTGGATAAACTGGTCGAGCCCAGGAGAAATAGAAATTTTAAGAAGGCAAAATGATATTGAAACCACTTGTTATCTAACAGATTCTAGTTCTAGTTGTTCTTGGACATGGAAGTTAGGTAGTCCATATACAAGTCAATATATTATTTTGCCTAAAACTACCATGCAAAAATTAACTTCAACACTTAAAAGAATATTATCGCCAGAGCTTCAAAAGCTCTACAAGGCTGGTCTAATTGATGGCAACCTTGAATTGACTAATGAAGGTAAGAATGAAATTTGGGCATTATTGCTTAAACACTTTGAGGCAGAGCTTGTAAAAGTAGCCGAAGAAAAAATCTCTGAAGAAGAGAAAAAATAATATGCTTTGCGTTAAACTAGATTGGAAAACCAGAATAAAAAATGTTATTTTTGTGACTCTTTATGCATACAGAATTCCCATAGGAGAGTCTGAACGCTTGGCGGAGATTACTTATCGCCATATAAGAGGGGTTATAACAAAAGAAATTCTAGGAGAGCTGGAAAAGGAAATAAAAAATGAAAAAACTTGGTCGAGAAAGAAGTTATTGGCGTTGATAAAGAAAATTAAATCAGAACTTTAAATTAAAACTATGAAAGAAGAAAAAATAACGGAACTTATTTACGAAGCAGCAAGATTAGAGGCAATTTGGTCTAAACGAAGCATTATTCCAGAAAAATGGGAAGAACGAGATGAGAAGTTTAGAAATCAAATGATTGAAGTAGTTAAAAAATATATGGCTATGGAACAATTACCAACACCCGAAGAGGCCCACAATTCTTGGATGAAGTCTTATTTTGAAATGGGATGGAAATATGGAGAGAAAAGAGATATAGAAAAAAAGACACACCCCGATTTATTGCCCTTTTATGATTTGCCGCAAGACGAGAGAGATAAAGATGCTATATTTTTAGCGTTGGTATGGTTAGCGAAATCTCTTACGGGTCATCAAAACCCCAATTAAGAATAAAGAGAATTAAATTAAAACTATGAAAAAGAAGAAATACCTAAAAATAGCATTACTGGATTTTTTATGGTGTTTATTTGCGCTTTTAGATAGTTTCGTTTTGATTTTTATGCCGTGGAGATGGGACGAAAGGGGGCAACGAGAATCAACGTTTTTTAGAAAGATTACGATTAAAATAGGAAAGAAGAATATGGAAGAATATGTAAAAATTAATAAAGAAAGAGATTAAATTAAAACTATGAAAAAAGAAATAGAAGAAGAATTGATTTTACTCTATGCAAGAGCTATGACCATTGCTCAACAAAAACAGCAGGTTGTGGGCGAAAAGAATGATTATTACATAACCCTTAAACAATTAGAAGACCAAATTAAAAGAATGAAAGAAGTAACAACAAAAGTAAACAAAATCTTATTAAAACCCAAGTAAGACAAAGAGAATTAAATTAAAACTATGAAATACTTTTTTTGGACATTTTCTGTATTATTACCTAGCATTTTCTTTTCAATGATTTTGGTTTTTCGTGGAAATCTTGAAATTTTAACCCAATGGGCGTTGATATTTACGCTCCTTTTATATGGAAGTTTGGTGTGGCTTAAAAGAGATTAAATTAAAACTATGAAAAAAGAAAAAGAATTTGATAAATCCATTCCGTCTCAAACCAAAGAAGGAGATATAAAAATTAAAAAAGTAAAATGTTGTTTTAATGATTGTCCGGGTATGTCGAAATGGGGAATATTAGTCCAAAATGTCGCTCCTTATTATGCTTTCCCAGAGATGAATAAAGAAGAATGGATGCATTTGGAGTGTTATATTAGATGTTGCGTAAAGAAAGCAATTAATCGATTAAAATATAAAAAAAATAAAAGGTCATTAGACCCCAATTAAGAATAAAGAGAATTAAATTAAAACTATGAAAGAAGGAAAATACGAAAATTGGAAAAAATGCGAACACTGTGGAGTGTGGATATATGCCATTGATTATCTATGTCCAACCTGTCGCCGAGAATACGAATTAGAAATAGAGAAAAAAAACAAAAAACAAAGCAGGAAGAATTACAGGAAGAATTAAATTAAAACTATGAAAGAAGGTAAGAAAAAATTGCCCAGAAGACTATCCAAATAAGTAGCGTCCGCAGTGAAAGTTTGGCAACTACTTCTGGGCGAAGCCCAGTAGCACACGGAGGCTTCTATGGGTGACTCCCGCCTGAATATGAAACGGGATAGCGGCAGGAGGGGGAGTAACACTAGGAGGACGAAAGTCCTGTCACGGCTAAAAGCCGTAACCGAGGTGTAGGGATAGGTGCTTATCCTCTTCCCCTCCCGAAATTAACTATTTAGGTGTATAATTGATGATAGGTGTATGGAATTTACTGGAGATTTTAACGAGCTTTATCGTAGGATTGGTGGGTCAAAAACTGCCAGACCCTCCCGGTTTTTGGCTCGTCAACGATGAGCCATTA